GGATGTCACCAGAGGCAAGAGCATGGGCAAGGCGGAACTCGTATGCCTCGTTCGACTCACCAGACTGCTTGCCGTCAGAGGCAACCCGAGCCTTCTGCGTGGGGGTAGCCGTCATCCCCCGGTACTTGTAGGTGTACCGGCGAATGTGTGGCCCCAGCACCCGAGAGACCTCAGGACCGTGCTTGCCGACGTAGATCCCCATCAGCGCAGCAGCCTGAGCAGCAGGAGCGCCCGCAGGCCCACCAGACAACTTGTAGAAGGTCTTGGAAGCGTCGTGGATCATGGCGTAGTGGTCGCCACGCTTCTGGGCGAGGCTCTGCACACCCTCTGAGATGCCACCGCCGTAGCCCGCTGCATTGGGAGATGCGCCCAGTGCCTGCATGACGTTGAACGTCTCGCCACCCAGTGTCACCGGCTGGTCGAGACCAATCGGCTTGTACGAGGTGACCCGCTCGCCCTTGTTCAGGCGAGGCAACTTGCCGTCTCGTGACACAGCGTCACGAAGTTTGCCATCCTCATGCTCGATGGTGAAGTGCATCGCCTGTGGCCGTGCATCACCTTCGGAACCGAACCGAGTGAAGGCGTTGACCGTCCGACCCAACTCAGCAGCGCGGTCCATCTTCACTTCATCGCTGGCCTCAGCGAATGCCATTGGGTTACGAGCAGCAAACCCGCCTGGACCGTGCCGGGTGTAATTACGGTCGTAGCCGCGAACATGCTGCCCGCCACGGGTGTAATCCCGGACACGGGTGGTGTCCTTGGAGATCTCCTCCAGAGCAGTCGCCAGGTAGGCCTTCACCACAGCCCGACGTGCCTTGGACGAGGTGTTCTCGGCAGCCTCGTTGACCAGATCCTGCCATTCGTGCCGGTGCTGCCAGATCATGTTCTCGATGTAGGTACCGAGAGCCATCAGGAATGCATTGCGGTACGACGAGTCGTCCCAGTTGTCGTACACATCCTTGGCTGCCCGACCTGCGAAATCCAGGTCAGGTGCCTCAGCCTTGGAAACGTCCATGACCGTCACTGCATTGCTCCCTCATCTGCAATCCCGGCCATATCCGGTGCATCCCCCATCCCACCAGCAGGACCTGCCTGCCCAGCAGCCTGCATGGCGTTGTACGCCGCTTCCTGTGCCACCCGCTGTGCCTCAGCCTGAGCCTGGAGCATGATCGTCTCCTCGCTCTTCTGCGGCAGTTTGGCAGCACTGCGGATGAACTCCTCCAACTCCGGGTCGGGGAAGAAGGTCATCCCAGCCTGGGTCATCGCACCGATGAAGCCACCCAACTCGGTCAGGTCAGGCGCATCGACGTCGGAGGGCTTGATCTCAGGCAGTGCCCGCAGGTTCCACCCGTTGAGGGCGAACAGCCGAGGCAACTCGTAGCGGTTGAGCACATTGGCAATAGCCACTGCGAACGAGTTGAGCGAGGACCGGAAGATCCCCGTCTTGTCCGTGTGCAGGGCGTAAGAGCCGGTGTCCTGGTGACCGACCAGGATGAAGTCAGCCAGCACCGTCATCAGGATGCGCTGCTCGTAGCGCTGGATGATCTGGTCGGTGTTGAAGTTCCTCGCCCCACCAGAGGACAGCAACTCAAAGGAGTAGAGCGGGTTCTGGGTCTCCTCGTCGTACGCCTGCGGGATGACAAGCCCCTCCATCTCATCCCGTCGTACCGACCTGACCATCTTCTTGAAGGCCTCAGCGGTCTTCCACTCCTTAGTGCCAGGAGCAGCGGAGAGAAACTCAGCCGGGATAGTGGCCATCGGCAGACCAGCAAGATCACGCTCGATCCCGATGGCCTCGATCTCCTCGATGCGCTTCTTGAAGTACCAAGGTCGGTACGCCGTACGCAGGATGGAGCGGCCCTCAGGGTTGCTCTTGTGCAGAGCCGTACGGAACAGCAGGCTCTTGGCAATCGGGATGGTGGCCTTCTTGTAGTCCGGTGGGGCCAGTTGGATCATGGACTGGACGCCACCGTCGTCATCGAACTCCCACTCCAGCAGCGTCTCCTGGCTGCGAATGGGCATCTTGCGCCAGCCGATCATGCCGTCGTCGTACTTGGAGCGCAGCGAGGGGTTGCGGACGTTGCCACCCCGGCGTTTGTAGACGACCTCGTGCCAAGACCAGCCGTACACGAGCATGGACAAGATCTCCGACACCAAGTCGTCCCAGGTGTGGGACATGTCGTCCATGCACTCTTCGACAAACTGAGCGGCTAGTTGATCTTCAGGAGACGACGAGGCTGAATCCACTCGCCAGGTGACTCCACGGATCAACTTGTCGATAGCCCACAGCAACGACCCCACCATCGGGTCGTTCTCGCTCATCTCCTTGTAGATCTGAATGGACTTGCGTCCACGCAGTTGAGGGAGGAACTCCTCGTCTACATAGCCACCCCAACGCCTAAGGCCTGTCTGACCGAGTTCAACCATCGAGTTCATGACGGTGGGACCGTTCATGGACCCGTCAGGACCGAACTCAGGCACGCCCAAGGTCATGTCGGGGTAAGTCATGCCCCCATGTTGTCCTAGTGGATAAGGCTTGTCTGTAAGCCACGCCTACTGACATGGTGTATAGGGTGTGTTATGATGGAGGCACCACTCACCAGAGGAGGCACTCATGCCGAAGCAAGTGACGACCAGAACTGTCACTACCAAGGTGGTGGTCCAGCAGCCAAGACAGATCTTCACCAAGAAGACACTGAAGAGCATCACTGGAGCCGCTATCCTGATAGGGATAGGAATGGCCGTAGGCCACGTATGAGGAAAGCCCTAGCCAGAAAACTGGTTAGGGCTTTCTTATTGACATGGTGTAGAGGGTATGCTACAGTTGTAGCAGAAGGAAGCCACAAGGGCCTCCTCTACACGGAAGGTTGGTCACATGACCACTCCCACCGCCCAGAAGACCCCTACCGACAACGTGACGCTCCTCAAGGAGGCAACCGGAAAGGTCGAGGGTCGAGTCCAGAAGATCAAGAGCCACCCGATGACCAAGCGCCTGGGACGCAACAGCGTCCGCTTCGGAATCGTCGGCATCGGCTACACCCTGATGGACGAGGCCTTCAACGCCACCTCGTGGAACGCCAACCGCACATCGGCAGTCCTCTGGACCAAGAAGAACTAAGCAGACAGAGCCGTTCCTTCGGGAGCGGCTCTTCTGCGTTACAGGACCAGGCCTTCCTTCTTGAAGTCCCGTAGAGCGTTCTTGACCGCCCGGTGGTCGCTCATGGTGGCCGACGTGGTGACCATGGCACCGTACGGGCCGTACCACTTCACATGCTTCTTACCGAGTTCCCACGTCCAGCCATGTGGCTTGACGATCTTCTCGATCTCCTTGATGCCTCTACTCGGTGCCTTCATCTGCCCCTCACACGGTGAACGAGAAGCCGATCTCCTCAGGGACCTTGTTACCCCCGATGTCGTGCCACGGTGACTGACCGGCTTCCTTGGGCTCTTCCCAGTCATCAGTCTGACCCAACATACGCCCCACACCCAGTGGGACAGCGAGCGGACGCTTGCGCTTGCTGCCGTGCCACGCCAGTGCCATCGAGCACACCTCGTCTGGGAGGTGGGTGTCCTTGCCTCCGCCGTAGATGTCCTCGGTGGAGGCGTACTTGTGTGCGGTGTAGGCAGACTCAACCCGAGGAGCGATGATCTCCCCGCGCTCGACCGCAGCGATGTACTCGGTCAGCATCTCGTCACGCTGCCGTCCCGCCATGATGAACGGGATGGAGCGAGCGTCGATGTAGTCGTTGACCACGTTGCCGATGCCAGTGCCATCGTGATACGCCCGACCGCCGTACTTGTTGAACTGCTCGTTGAACATCCCCACCATGACCGGCCAAGGACGACGGTTGTAGCGCTGATAAGCCACCAGCCGCCACGGCTTGCAGTCGGTGCGGAAGGTGCTGACTACGGTGTAGTCGCTCTCCTTGGCCCAGTCAGCCCCAGTGATGTAGTCGGCATCCCGCTGGGGCTGCTCCCACTCGTACTTCTCCCTGACCCCTGCCTTACGCATGTACGGGCTCTTGATGATCTCCCCGTTGTTCATGCTGAACATGGCCTCGACAGCATCGGTGTCGATGGCACGTGTCCCGATGGACGGCTCTTGCAGGTCGTACTCAACGGCGAACATGGCGGCAGAGACCTCTTGCCGCTTGCGCTCGATGGTAGAGGGAGATAGCCATCCATCGATGGGGTTGGAGGTCTCCTTGTAGCACCAGGAGTAGACCGGCCAGTCGTTCTCCACTGCTCGCTGGAGAATCTCGGTCATCGTCTTGTCTGGGTACTGGTGGGTCGAACTCATCACCGTTTGGGTGTCGATGTAGTTCCCGCCGATGGTCTTAGGCATCGGCTGACCCATTGCAGAGTCGAGGATGGTGATGTCCATCTCATCGATCTCGTCCAGCCTGAGCCGCTGAGGGTGGGGACCACGGACAGTTCGCTGAGACGCGGTAAGCGGTCGGACCTTCGCACCGTTGGTGAGCCGAAGGATCGTAGATCCGTGGCTGACGACCATGTGATTGGGAGCCAATGGCGCGTCCCATCCGTCACGCATGGCTTCGTGGATGTTGGTGGACTGAGCCAACGAGCCACCAAGAAGGTTGATCTCGGCACCAAGAATCACCGCTTCCGTGAGCGCCAGATACGCCAGCGTGCGCGACTTGCCGCCGAAGCCTCGTGAGCCCTTCCATACCGAGACCGGAGACCGACCGAAGTAGGCGTCAGCGAAGGCGGCAAAGGGAGTCTGGTGCTCAACACACACAGGTGTGCGCGGGATGCGTACTCCCCACAACGTGTGCACCAGTTCATAGAGTTCATCGTCACTAGCAGGTGGTCGCGTTAGGACGAAGTCGCTCGTCGCCGTCACAAAATCCCCTGGAAGAAACTTGGCCTGGTTTGCGGCCCGAACAATTTGTTGCAGTCCCGGCGCAGAAGGGCCAAGTCGTGAATGGTCTTCTGGATGACAGGAGGTGGCGGCTGCTTACCACTAGTGAGCAACTTCAACTCGATGTCGATGTGCTTATCGGTGGAGATGCATACCTCATTAGAACCGACCAAACGGTCATCAATCTGGTGCACTGACTCGTATCTGGTGTAGCCGATCAGCACCAGCAGCACAAAAAGCATAGCCATCACCCCCGTAAGGCGGCGACGGTTGGCTACTTGGAGTGTGACCAACTCCTTGCCCAGGAACTCCTTGTTCACCGCTACCTTGGCGATTTGCTCAGCCCGCTCCTCAGTGAGGGTGGCTCGCTTCTCCAACATGAACTGACGCTCGTTGAGTTCACCGATGATGGCCAGCGAGGTAGACAGACCCACCACGTTCCCCGACAGCCGCTCAATGGCAGCCTCCAGCCGCTTGAGGCGCTCTGCATCGAGTGGTGGCTTGGCGGTGGGCACACTTACTCCTCTGACTTACGTGCATCCCCATCTGATGGGACCACAGAGTGGTCCTTCAAGTCCTGGACCAGGGAGCGCATCGATGCCTCGATCTGCTCCAACTCACTCAAGGCAAGGTAGGCAGCGATCTCTAGCCTGTTCGTCTCAGCCTTCAGACGCAGGATGTCGAGGTCGTTGCTCTGCCTAGTCACCAGTGTCTGCACGCGCCCTCCTGCTGGGCCTACGTTGCACTGCCAAGTCTTCAGTGGCACGGCGAGTGATCTCTTGCAGATAGTCTGCCGACAGTTGGTTGCTTCGCACAAGAGCCGGGAGCATCTGTTCTCTGGTCAAGTTTTGGAGTTGGGCCAGAGATGCCTTCAACTCCTTTATGTCTTCCTTCTTTTCCGTGATCTCTTCGTCACGGATAGCGATGATCGCGTCCTTAGCCGCTTCCGCATCATCCTTAGCCCACTTAGGGATAAAAACTTTACGTGTGATGAACACATCAAAGAAAACAAGGCCAAAAATGCCGAACTGGGCTGCATAACGAGCAACCCAAGTGCTCCAAGACCCAAGATCAGGACTGGGGTTCGTGTCCGCCGCTAGCAACACTGCGAGCAGCATTGGTTCTAGCCACCGTTCTGTCGGCGCTTGGCTTCTGCCGCCCGCGACTTAGCCTCCCCGTACAAGATGAAGGCGTGCTTCCCAAAAATGATCTTGCAGGTTGTACAGGCCAGCCAGTCGCAATGGTCGCAATGAGCGCACACAGGCTGTGAGCACTTAGGGCACACCACTGTTGGCATGACCTCAGCGTCCCTCTACTGCGCTTTGATGTCCCTAACAGGCTTGACAGCCTTCTTGTCCTCCCAGTGGTCGATCTGGGTCTCAGCGTCCTTCAACTGGTGGCGCAGGATCAGGTTCTCCTTCTGGAGAGCACCGATCTGGGCAGCAAGATCATCAATCAGCGCACTCGCGTCGATGTTGAACTTGGCCATGGCTACTTCACCTCAAGGGTGGAGATCGCAGCCTGCACCTTCTCGGCACACCCGCACTTGAGGCCGTAGTGGCTCTGAATAACCGTGCCGTCCTGAAGACGGTGGGTCAGGATGATGCAGTCCAGAACAGATGTGGTCTCAAGTTCTGTGTTGCATCCGTCGCACGTCGTGATCTGTGTAACCGCCATGTCACTTCCTCACCAGATAGGTATAGGGGCCTTCACCAGCCACACTGTACGCAGCCATTGAAGGCTCTACCTCGAACTGCGGCACATCCTTGCGAACTGCTTTCACTTCCCAGAAGAACCGCGCACAGCGATGGTCCCAGCCACCAGCGAACATCACCGTGAACTGACCATCCACCACCTGGCTGACAGCGAGGTTGGGAACGATGTATCCCCTGTTCTCGCGCTCCTTCATGACCGGGCAATCGGCCTCACACCCCAGAAGGGGAGTGACTAGGACTGTCCGTCCCTCGGTCTGGC